TTTCGACGCCGCATTTGACTACTTCGTTGAGAAAGACGCTCGCCAGATTTAGCCGGCGAGATTCCACGGACTAACACCACAGCAAGTGACGTAGCGCAGTTAAACGCCGCGAAAGCCGCGTGTCGCTGTAATCCCTCATTGGCTCGGTGATCGGTCGATTGAAATTTTTAATTTGCCAATCAGTGAACCTTTAAGGGGAGAAAATTTATGGCAACTACCACTTATTCCAGCCTTTCGCAGCGCACCAATGCGTTTGCCGCGAAGGAAATGCTGGCCCACGCAGAGCCGATCTTGTGCTTGAACAAGTTTGGCATGGCTAAGCCTATGCCCAAGAACAAGGCGAACGTCGTTAAGTTCCGCCGTCCTGTTCCTCTGGCAGTGGCAACCACACCTTTGACTGAAGGCTCACCGCCCACAGCAAAGGCTCTGACCTACGAAGATGTAACGGTCACTCTGAGCCAGTACGGTGATGTTGTTGAAATCACCGATGTCGTTAATGACCTGGCTGAAGATCCGGTTCTGAAGGATGCCTCCATGATGTGTGGTGAGCAGGCCGCAGAAACGATCGAGACGCTCACTTGGGGTGTTCTCCAGGGCGGCACTAACGTCTTTTACGCTAACGGCGCAGCTCGTAACGCAGTAAACACTGTGATTACGCTAAACAAGCAGCGCGCTATCACTCGTCAGCTCAATGCGAACCGCGGCAAGAAAGTTACTTCAATGCTTTCTTCATCCGTCAAGTTCAACACTGAGGCTGTAGCGGCCGCATTTATTGCGTTTGCTCACACTGATCTCGAGTCAGACATCCGTGGCCTGGCCGGGTTTACCCCGACTGAGCAGTACGGATCTATGAAGGCTCTGCCTTACGAGATCGGCAAGGTTGAGGATGTTCGTTACATCCTGACGCCTGTACTGAGCTCTATCGCTGATGCTGGTGGCGCTGCTGGTGGAAACTTTGTTTCTACCACCGGAACCAGCGCTGACGTTTACCCCGTTGTCTACGTTGCTAAAGACGCATACGGCCACGTTGCTCTGAAGGGTGCAGAGGCTATGTCTCCCACCATCATCAACCCCGGCCAGCTCGACAAGTCTGATCCTCTGGGTCAGAAGGGCATGGTTGGTTGGAAAACCTACCACAAGTGCTTCATCGCTAATCAGTCTTGGATGTGCCGACTGGAAGTAGCGGCGACCGCGCTCTAAGCAGTAAGCAGCAGTAACCACAGGGGGCTTCGGCCCCCTTTTTTTATGGGGCTGGCAGGCAGGCAAGACGTTGCCACGCGAGGCGAGTATTCGCGCCTCAGTTAAGGCCGCACAAGGTACGTTGAGGGGATACCCAGGCGCTTGTGTCAGCCCCGCCTTTTTTAAGCCGCCTACGGGCCGCAGGAGATCAGTATGTCTGAAGTCAATCTATACAACCTAAGTCTTGAGGAGCTGAAGGAACAAGCACGAATTCTTGGCATTGTCATTCGCGGCAATCCCAGCGCAGACACCTTGAGGGATCGCATCCGAGCCGCAGTCAACATCGAGCCGGCAGAAGGATCCGAGCCTCGCGCAGAGGAATCGCCTGACAGAAAGAAGGGCTGGAAAACGGTGGTCATCGCTGAAGATGAAAACGACCAGCAACCAGTCTTTGTCGGGGTGAATGGCAAGTCTTATTGGATCCGGAGAGGTGAGCCAGTGAAGGTTCCGCCGGAGGTAGTCAATGTTTTGCAAGACGCAAAGCAGGCTGTATGGAACGGCAAGGATGGGGTCACGAAGATGATTCCCACTTATCCATTTCGCGTAGAGGGCTAGTATGAATTTTTTGGATCTTTGCCAGAGATTGGTGCAGGAGACGGGCATTGCCGATGACGGCCCTGCCACAGTCACCGGCCAAACTGGCGATATGGGCCGGGTAGTCAACTGGATCAATGACGCCTGGCTGAAGATCCAATCTATGAGGGCAGACTGGAATTGGGCGTGGGGAACTGGCACAGCGACGCTGACTGCCGGCACCTACACCATTACGCTGCCCTCGACAGTAGAGACGATCAAGCGTGTTTCCCTGGGCCAGTCGTATTTGCAGTCTGAGGACTACAACGATTTTGCCGATGCGTACCGCGAGATCCAGGAGGGCGACCCGTCTGTTTGGTCGATCCGACCTGATGGCGTATTGGTTTTTAACGCTAAGCCTACTGAAAACAAAACGGTCACATACGAGTCATTTGCCACGCCATCGAAGATGGTTGCCACGACTGACGCCCCGGCGTTACCTGATCGATACCATATGCTGATCGTTTACGAGGCATTGCGGTCATACGCGCAGTTTGACGAAGCGCCAGAGCTGGAGAAGAGGGCGTTTCTGTATTTCGAGGAGATGCTCGCAGACTTGGAGCGAGATCAGCTTGCTCGGATAGTCGCGCCAGAGGCTCTTGCGTGAGCGTACAGCTCGAGTATTTCCCAGCGGTAGGTGGCCTTAACCAAGAGGCCCCACCTCTCTCCTTGAGCCCTGGAGAGCTTGTAGACGTCGCAAACTACGAGTGCCTGCCAAATGGTGGGTATCGTCGCATTTTTGGCTATGCGCTGTATGACGGCCAAACCACGGCGTCACAGGCGGTGCCCGGTACTGGCCCGGTCAAGGGTGTGCATATTTATCAAGGCGATGTTTATGCGATCCGCGAAGATGGCACAAACGCTCGGATGTACAAGGCAACCAGCAGTGGCTGGTCTGAGGTTAATTCCGCAAAAACGTGGTCTTTGAATGGCACGTTTAGGTTTGCGAACTATAACTTTCAAGGTCAAGACGCCAGCCAGAAGATGTATATCGTCAATGGCATTGACCAGGCTACTGAGTTTGATGGCACTAACTTTACGTTAATTTCTACTGGTGCCACTCAAGACAACCCATCGCTTGTGGTGGGATACAAAAAGCACTTGGTTCTCGGGATCCAGTCATCCTTACAAATTTCTGAGATCGGCAACCCCGGCGGGTACACGGTGGCCGGCGGCGCGGCTGAAATTGCTGTTGGCGACACGCTAACGAATCTGAAAGAACACTCGAGTGCTTTGATTGTTGGTTGTGAAGATTCAACCAAGACGCTCTACGGATCGTCCTCTTTGGATTGGCAGCTTGATGATCTGAACAAGGCCGGCACATACGGCGGCACAATGCAGTCAATCGGCGGTCAGGTTATTGGCCTGGATCGACAAGGTTTAATGAGCCTGGCAGCGGCCCAGCAATACGGCAACTTTGCGTATGCCTCGATCTCTCAGAAAGTCAAAACACTAATTAAAGAATATTCCGATGCCTCGGTCAGCGTATTGAACCGGGCTAATGGGCAGTACCGATTGTTTAATGGCAAAGATGGCCTGTATTTCTCGTTTAACGGCCCTGATCTGATTGGCGTAACCAAGACGCGATTCCCGCATGAGGTGAAGTGCGCGGCATCTGCTATTGATGAGACTGAAACAGAGATTAGCTTTTTTGGTGATGAGTCCGGGAACGTCTACAAGATGGATACCGGGTACAACTTTGGCGGCACAGCGATCTACGCCTTTGTGCTCACGAATTTTACGGCCTATCAGGGCCCCACATTGCGTAAGCGGTTTCGGTTGGTACAGCCCGACATACGGGTAGAGGGACAGCCGATACGGGTAGGGATCCGGGCCACGACAGAGTATGGCCTGGGAGAAGCCTCGAGAGGGCTGTCATCGCTTCTGTATACCGCCCCCGGCTCGTTGTACGACATTTCTGAGTGGGATGAGTTTTCCTGGGGCTCCGCATATTCCAATGACGCGAAGGTACGGGTGTCCGTTGCCGGCGCGAACATGGGCGTTTACATCGCCACAGACGGCACAGAAAACGCTGTTCACACACTGCACGGTGTAACCCTGCACTACTCCCCCAGGAGGCTTTTACGGTGACAAACAATTACGTCCCGACAGTTTCGGATCTATTGCCAGGAGAGCTGGCAAGATCAGCGGATATCAATACGCGGTATGCCCACGTTATTTCTGGGTTTGACAAGCTCCCAGCGCCTCTTTCGAGCGGGCAGGGGTTTTCTGTACCCGTTCCTGTTGGAGAGCCTACTGACGCAGGCCATGCCGCGACTAAAAACTATATGGACACAACGGTTGTGTCTGCGGCCCAAGCGGCCGCGGTGCCGGCCGCAGAGACAGCGGCTCTTGCGGCGGTAGCACCAGAGGTTACCAATGCCGCGAATAGTGCTACAGCGGCGGCTAACTCAGCTACAGCGGCGGCTGGTAGCGCTACCACTGCAAGCGGTCATGTTACAGACGCGCAGGGTCATGCAAATACCGCGCTAGGACACGCAAATGCTGCGGCGACCAGTGCGACTAATTCTGCGAATTCTGCGAGCGCGGCCGCGACTACACTCAGCGACTTCCAGGCCAAATACCTGGGTGCGTTTGCGAGCGCTCCGTCTACGTCAGGGGTTGCAGAAGGCGCGATCTACTGGAACAGCACCTTAAATCAACTGTATGTGCTGGATTCTGGCTCATGGAACCAAGCAGCGTTCAATGTGGCCGGCGCTGTATTATCGGCAAACAATCTGAGCGACCTGTCGAATGTCGCTACAGCGCGCACGAACCTGGGATTGGATATCGGAACTGATGTTCTGGCCCACGATGCGAACTTGCAGGCATTTGTTACTGCGCTAAATCTGCCTACCGCTGACGGATCGCCCGGCCAGGCAGTCATTACAGACGGTGCCGGTCAATTAACTTTCAGCACAATTTCTGGTGGATCCTCTGACGGCAGCGCCGTTGGCGGCGGGGCCCAGGCTTATCAGGTGATTTCCTCCCCGGAAGGCTCATTTGTATTCAAAGAGACGTACACCATCGTCCCCGATACGGTGACGGTGACGGGCACTTACCAGGGTTTTACTAGCGCAAATACCACGCTCCATGTGTCAGATGTTCCTACGATCTCGACAGATGGCAGTTACATCGATCAGACGGAATCCACTTCCGGCCATATTTTCTACCAGATCCTGCACATCGCAGATGCGGCGACTTACACGGTTACAGCGAGCGGCACGGTGCAAGGCGTTGATGAAGCGCCCCTCGTAGGCGAGTCATCTGATGCCGTTCGCTCAAGCGGTGAGCTCATTTACTTCGGACTTATATAGAGGTTTAGCCAATGGCTTCACGAACATCCACGATTGTGCAGGCAGAGAAAGGTGCGCTGTTACATACCAATCTCAGCAGTAAGGCTCAATTGATTGCCGTCAATGCAATCTCAAACACTTCGACAGTTAATCCGAAATTATCCTTGCTTGTTCATACGTCAGCCGACGCCCCGCTGAATTATGAGCAGGTGGAGTACGCGGTTAATTTACAAACTCGAACCGTAGACATAGACATCCCAAACGAAGGGGCAACGGTTGTCGATAACACCCAGAACAGCCGTTCTTATATGGGCATTGGCGGAGTTCCGTTTGCAACGAGCGGGAGCCAGTGGAACATTCGCTACCAAGCATATGACCCCTGGATGCTGCAAAAGCCAACGGAGTATGGCAACCCGACTGACGATCAGTGCGTGTTTATGCACAATTACTCAAATCAGGTCAACCTGATAAAAAATGTTTTTGCAACCAAAGAAAATTGGGCCAGCTACTTCCAGAACAACGGCAACAATTCTGATCGGGACATCGCCAGAGGTATAACTTATTACCAAACGGGAATAGTTTTCGACCACTACACCAACGCATTTCTTGGTTACAACAACAGCAATTATTCTAGCGCCGGGATGTTTATGATTGCTGGCAATACTGCTTCTGACGGAAGCCGCAGCACTGACAGTATGCACTACAACGCTAGTGCAAATTCCCCTCCTCAAAGCTACCTATCGACGGCCATAACAGAGCCCGCCTTGACGGCAGATGGTGGATTGATTGTTGCAAGCGGACGTCGCAATGCCGGCACCGATTACGTTGCCATGTTTCCGTTTGGCAGAGGGGAGTGGGGCGGCACTCTTCCTGGTGACAAAACGACAATGGCTACTACTTCTAACGGCTCTCTGTACCTTGCTACACCGGCAAATTTTTCAGACACCAGCAGGGCAACCTGGATGCAAGTAGAAAGCGATTCTTTCCAATGGATGAAGTACAACAAAGCTAATGATAGATATTACTTTTGCTTGAGTACTGGCAGTGCGGATGAGGCTGGGATTTGGGAGGTCGAGTGGGGGAAGTTTTGTAACAGCCAAACTAACCCTTGGGGAGACGAAGGCTCTGGCCCCAACAGCCAATCGCTCAGCAACCCGGGCGTTTCTCAGTTTTCTAAGTGGAAACAGGTAGCAGACTACCCGGCTGCTGTCTCCGTAACAATGAGTATTCCGGCCAAGATCGGATCATCTTTGTGGGTGTCATACGATTCAGCTAATACAGCTTTTTTCTCTGCAGATCTTAAAACGTGGCAATCAGCATCTGACTTTTTGCAAAGCGGGTATCTTTTTAAAGCCAATACTGCCGAAGGGAAAAAATACTTTGTTAAGTCCGACGGCTCTGTGATTCAAGTGGTGAGCGGATTTAGCGCAATCGCCCAGGACGGCCTGCTTGAAAAAGAAACCGAGATTGGGAACTACACCCGCAACGGCTTAATTCTTAATCCCGGCGATTCTGTGTATGCGGAAAACCTGGATCAAGCAGCAGACATTTCTATCACCATCACAGAGGTGGCGATCTAAATGAGCAGAACAATACGCCTTAATAGTACTACCGGGGGGCCTGGCGCCAGTAGCGGTAGCGCCGGCCTTACAAGCGCTGATGTTAAGACGATCATAGAGCAAAACAGTGAATGGGTTTTGGATGCTCAGGCTGGATACTCATCCGCCCAGTCTTGGCCTCTTACGATTATTCCCAGCGTTGATTTTGACAACGTGCAAGCCTATCGAGTCGTTTTAAAGAATTTTGGAGGCAGCTCAGCGGGTTACTGCTATCTCAATATTCAAAGCGGTAATAGTGCGATTTCTGGCACAAGCACTTGGTCATACCAAATGTACCGAAATGCCCAGGCTCCCTACGACTCAGGCAATACGAGCTTTTCTAGTGGTCAGTTACAGCTTTCAGCAGGCAATAGCGATTCCTTCGAAGGCTCCAACTGGCGTGAAATAACTATTTGGATAAATAAATCAGATTCGCCCAACAACGGCAGCAGAGTATTTAGCGTTCGCCATGAAAACGGGATTCCTAACAACGGTGGTTACCAGACCTACAGAAAAGTTGTAGATCACCATGTAATTGCGTCAGCAGTTTTCAATTCGTTTGGTATTGGTTTTACGGGGAATGCCCCTTCCAATCCATCGACCCTGTACGGAGATAGCAATATCTACGTTTACAAAAAACTTCGCGCCCCCGCGAGCTAATTTCAACATAGGAACTAACCATGTCTAAGATTATTGTAGATCAGATTCAGAAGAATGGCGGGGACGTACTGACTCTGCCCGCTACTGATGCAACAGCAAACAACCAGGCGCTTGTCGGGTCAACTACCGGGGCGCTTACGTTTTCGCCCTTGGCGTTGCCTGCGGCTGACGGCGCTGCAAACAAGCCCCTCACAACCGATGGCTCCGGACAGCTTCAGTTTGGCGGATTTGCTCTGCCCGCTGGAGCAGGCACTAACGGCCAGGTATTAACAACCAATGGCACTGCCGCGTCATGGAGTAGCGCGTCACCCGGCCTGCCAGTTGACAGTGACTCAGGCTTAATTATCGGAACAATCGAAACGCAAACCGCTCGCGGCAATGCTTACTCTACCGCCAGTTGGAATAGCAATGACCCAAAGGGCAATAACTATCAACCGGAAAACGCTTTCAATGACACCAATGACGATGTGACTTGGAATTTGTTTTTGGGAGATGGCGACCCCCATCTGACCACAGGCACCAAGATGTATGCCAATAACCATTTCGGATCTAACGTCAGACAGATGGTTTTTGCCCATAACAATCGCGTAGGCAACTGGTGGAAGCACTATGAATATATATCAAACTCAACCAGCTATGGTGGTCATACTTTTAGGGTTCTGCCTATCAGAAACAGCAGCGGAACTGCCATCAACGTAACAGTTAAGGCCAAGGGGTCGAGTTACACCTCCAACCAGGGCACTTGCTTAGGCTATTACGCCCCCAGCGGGACTGGCACTCTGTATTCTCAGCAGACTGGCGGAGCTTGGACGCAGCTAAGCAACACTACCTCTAATGCCGTTGACCACGACCACGGAAGCCAAACTGTGCCGGTGCCCGGCAACACCACTGTTCTGGTAATGCTGGTATCTACGCACTCTTACCGCACAACCGCTAAATTCCCGGACACCAATCAGTTTTACGATCTGACTACGACATTTGCCGATTCAAGCATTAGCTGCGATGTCAGGATACTTCATGCGTTGCACACTGCGCGATGTACTACTGCAACAGACACCGCGAACTACCCACACACCATTTACACCGCCGCTGCGGCTTTATACGGAGATCGATAATGCCTGTTTCATTTGCACAATTTGATGAGTCTGGGGCTTGCATTGCAATGTCTGCAACCACGCGAGATGACTTCGAGAGAGTCGAGTTTGCCGTGGGCGACCAGATTAAAAAGAACTCAGATGGCGATGTCGTTGCCCTGACTGATGATGAGATCGCGGCTATTCAATCCGCCGCCAACTCTAGCTTCGGTGAGGTACACAACCGCGATCTCCGCAACCAGTTTCTGGACGAGTCTGACTGGGTTGTTGTTAAAGCTATGGAGGAAGGCGGCGTTGTTGATGCTGACTGGGTTACTTACCGTCAGGCGCTCAGAGATCTGCCTACCCATGCAAATTGGCCTTTACTAGAGGATGCTGACTGGCCGACACAGCCGGCATAAACCCTTCCCCCTCTAGCGTCCCGTAAAGGAGTAAACAATGCCGACAACCGGAATGTCCTACATGGGCAGGCGTGGTCGTGCCCGTAGGAACGACGATGAAATGTTGGAGCTTCCAACACAAACGCCTGTCGCGCCTGGCACATCCATGCCTGCTGGCTTGCTTAATCGTGGTATGTCAGCGCCCAGGGCATTTGTCTCGGCTAACGGTGACCCGTCTGCGGCACCAAGCCCGCAGGATTTTGTTAATCAGGCTTACCAAAACCTGTTAGGCCGGGCCCCGGACGCTGGTGGTGCTGAATACTTCACTGGGTTGCTCCAGGGCGGTGCCTCAATGGCTGACATTGGCAAGGCAATTGCCAACTCGCCAGAGGCGATAGCGTACCGGGAGAGCCAGCAGGCTCGGGATAACCAACAGCCACAAGTGAATATCCCGAATCCGGTCACCGCTGTAGAGGATCCAGCGGCAAGTTTCACAACGCCGGAAGCGCCTCCAGAGCCTGTTGTGATGCAGTCGGTCGCTCAGCCGCAAGCTACACAGGCGGAACCAATCAACGCAGGAGCGGCGGCGACAGCGCAAGCGCAGGCCAATGAGGCAAACGTAGCCGCTGTTAATGAGCTGTACAACCAGTACCTGGGCAGGGATGGCTCAGCAGAGTATATGCAGGCGTGGGCTGACCAGATCGCGGCCGGCGTTCCCGTTGAACAGGTAGCCGCAGCAATCGCAAGCTCTCCGGAGGGCCAGGCGTATGCGGCTCAGACCCAAGCGGCAACCGATACTTCTACTGCTGACACCACCGCTACTGACACTCCTGCTGCTGACGCCCCTGCTACTGCCACACCCGCCTCTGATACCCAAGCCGCAGATGCCAGCTCAGCGACCCCCTCTATGTCTATCGACAATGAGAACACGTTGCTTGCCGTCCAGGATGGGCTCGACAGCGGGCTTCTAACCTTAGAGGAAGCAGCAGGCGTCCTTGGTGTGAGCGTTGACGAGTTAAGTGCGGCGCTTGGCGGCGATAGCCAAACTCCGGCTACTGATCCAGCGGATTCCGATACCCCGGTGACAAGTAGTGGGGTCTCTGCTGAAGAAGTGCAGGCTCTGTATCAGGCGCTTTTGGGCAGACCTGGCGCTGATGAGTTTGTGCAGAACTGGGTTAATTCCGGAATGTCGAGGGACGAGATTATTGCGGCAATTCGGCAATCTCCGGAATATCAGGAATCCGCGACTGGAGTGACAGCGGAGCAAGTGCAGGGGATATATCAAAACCTTCTAGGTAGGTCTGGGGCCGATGAATTCATCCAGGGTTGGGTGGATTCTGGAATGTCTCTTGCAGAAATAGAGGCTTCGATTAGGCAGTCACCAGAGTTTTTGGAAGCGCAGGACGGCGCTCAAGGAACAGCAGATGGTGAAGGCTCCGATAGCTATGTCTCAACGGATGGCCTGAATTACAACATCAACGAGCTATATGCGGTTGCTGACGCCTTAAAGAGCAATTTAATTACAGCGCAAGAAGCGGCAGAGGTTCTTGGCGTTTCGGTAGAGCAGTTAATTACTGCCCTGGGGCCCTTAGACCAAGAAGCAGCGGATATCGCCGGGTCAGGTGAAGATACCGACACTGAAGATGAATTCGACGAGGCGACCGCTAC